AACAGCAGCTTTCTTTGTAGCTCTATCGAAAGTTACAACATTACCGTTATGCAGCTCAACGTCTGCTGTGCAGTAACCAACATTAACGGCATTTTTGTATGTACCAATTTCTCTAAATTTTAACATGGTCACGTTCCTCCATTATTCTTATTTGATTAAGCAAAACAATCAAAATCGTCAACGGAATTATCATCTTTGACGATAGGATCAATTGCTGACATAATGCCATCAAATTCGTCTTTCATTGAGTTCATTTCAAGAGATTTCTTTGCATTTTCCTCACGAATTTTCTTATATGCAGTTGCATCAATCTTTGTTACGATTGAATTGATTTCTACAGAGAACGGATCAGCATTGAATGCTTCGATTTCTTCTTTGGCAAAATCTTTCTGCTCATCTGTATAGTCTGCAAGGGCACTATTTAACTCAGCGATTTTATTTGCTTTCTTCAGTTCATTGAGTTCTGCAGCCTGTGTCTCAACAAGGGCATTCAGCTCTTTATTTTTCGCATCAAGCTCGTCCTCTTTCGCTTTGGCATCACTTTCAGATTTTTCACATTTCTGGTTAAGTTCAGAAATTTCCTCATCCTTTTCTTTGATAGAAGCATTCAGCTCATCAATCTTAGAATTGAGTTCTGCAACCTGTGATTCAAGACTAGCAACCTGTGAATTTACTTCAACTTTTCTAGTGTCCTGAAATTCTGAAATAATGTCAGTTTTTAAATCAGAAAGTGCTTTCATCATTTCTTCATTCATTTCAATAACCTCCAAGTTTTTACGATTGAACTGGTTAAGTTCAACTAATACGGCAGTCGAATCGGAAGGTTTTACGGATAAGATACAATATCCACTATAATCATAAATCATAGGGATACGACCTTGCTCTTTCCAACCGCCATCATAAATTATTTCACCGTCATTTTCCTTTGTACCAACAAATTCAACACTTCCTCGAATAGTAATGCCATCAGCAATCTTATCCTCAATCCATTTTACGAATTTTGGATATCTTGCTTCATTTATGTAGCCGACACCACATAAACATCTATGCATTCCGTCTTCCAATTCAATGTCTTCAATCGACCAGTCCTCAAACACACCTACTTGCACAGAATCTTCAAATACCGGCATATTTTTAATCTGACCAGTCAATCCATGACCATATGGAATTTCTTTATCATTATCCAGGAACTCAGCGCATAATGGCATACCTTTTACGGTATCTGCATTGTCTCTTGTGTATTGTTCAAGATAGGAGATACCATTGATATTCCAA